CGTTCCAAAACCTGCTGCAGCACCTGTGCTTCCTGTGGGGCCGGAAGGTCCGGCAGGGCCTGTTGCGCCTTGTGGTCCGTCTGGGCCTTCTGGTCCGGTTGGTCCTGTGGGTCCAGATGAACCTGTTGGGCCTGCTGGTCCGGTAGGTCCGGTTGCACCAGATGGGATTGTGAATGCGAATACTTTTGCTGTATCAGGGCCGCTTGCTGTTACTCCGATAGGGCCGGTGCTTGCAGAAGGAGTGCCGAAACCTGCAGCAGTTCCGGTTGGGCCTGTTGGACCCGACGGACCAGAAGGCCCTGTTGGGCCTGTAGGGCCAGCCACAGTTGAATCCGCTCCGGTTGGTCCGGTTGGACCCGTAGGGCCGGTTGGCCCAGCTGGTCCGGTCGGCCCAGATGGTCCTGTTGGTCCTGTATCTCCTTTATCACCTGTTCGAGCAAAAGTTATTGTTACATCTTCGCCATCAGAAAAGGGAGATGTAGCCGATGAATCAACGGCACTTACTGTAATATCGAAATAACCGCTATTTTCAGTTAGAGAAGAAATTGTGAATAATAAGAATTGAGAAGTATCTGTTAAATTTGTTATTTTTACATGACCCTTGATTGTCGAGGTTGAGTCATCAATTGTTCTCATGTATGATTGAATGTCTGTTCCGTCTAAATCAGAATCGTCAATGTAAATGCCTGTTGCGGCATTTTGTGTGGAATTATCGAGCCTTAATTTTCCTGAGCCAGGGTCTGAATCTGTTGTAGTGGTGCTAAAATCATATTTGAAAGTAGCACCTCCGAAATTTCCTTGAGGTCCCGTAGGTCCTGTTGGGCCAGACGGTCCAGATGGTCCCGTAGGGCCGGTAGGTCCGGTGCTACCCGTAGGTCCTGCAGGTCCCGTTGGGCCTGTTGCGCCTTGAGGAATTGAAAACGCAAACACTTTAGCGGTGTCCGGCCCACTACCTGTTACTCCTATTGGTCCGGTAGTAGCGGTAGGTGTTCCGAATCCGGCTGCTGCACCCGTTGGGCCGGTCGGACCTGTTGCGCCTGTTGAACCTGTTGGCCCATCTGGACCATCCGGTCCTGTGGGGCCAGAAGGCCCTGTTGGTCCTGTGGGTCCTGAAGGTCCGGTCGGTCCTGCTGGACCAGGAGGTCCTGCAACACTTGAATCTGCACCCGTAGGACCTGTCGGTCCTGTCGGGCCGGTGGAGCCTGTCGGGCCAGCCGGTCCTTGTAATCCTGTTGGTCCGGTAGGGCCTGTCGGCCCCGTTGGGCCAGCTGGACCCGTAGGTCCTGTCGGGCCGGTTGCACCTCTATCTCCTGAAGTGGAAAAGTTAACAACGAGTGGTAGGTTATTAGAAGGTAAAGATGCTGATAAAGAATTTACAACATCAACCTCAACGTGGTCTGATTGGCTGGTTAAACCATCAACTCTAAACACCATAAGATTAGTGCCGTCTGTTTTGCAGATAGTCAAATACCCCTTCTTACCTACATTGGTTGAGTCATCCCATGATTCAACCCAAGATTCTATCGTATTGCCGTCACTGTCTTCGTGTGAGAAATAAACCTTTGTTACTGATGCGACGGTAGCGTTGTTGAACATAAGGTCGCCATCATCAAGATTTGAGCTGGGTGAAGAAGTGCTCGTATTGAAGAGTAATTTCATACCGCCAAGCCTACCGTCTGGACCTGTTCCTCCCGTAGGGCCTGTTGGACCTGAAGGCCCTGTAGGGCCGTTTGGTCCTGGAGGTCCAGCAACAGAAGATGCGGGTCCTGTCGGACCTGTAGGTCCTGTCGCTCCTGTGGGACCAGCGGGACCTGTCGGACCAGCGGGGCCGGTAGGGCCTGTGGGTCCTGTTGAGCCTGTCGGGCCGCTTGCGCTATTTTGGTATGCTACCCAAGTATCTGTTCCGTATTTTCTAACATAGGATTTTTCGTATTGCCCTAAAGATTTAGCGAATGCGCTACCATTTACTGTTACTCCGGTATCACCTTGAATAGTTACTGTGCCTGAACCCATATTCAAAATACGTAATTCAGTCAAATCAACCGGATAAGGAACGCTTGAATTGGTGGGGATTGTGATTGCTACTGCACTACCAGAACTTACGATGACTAATTGCCCCTCGTGAGTGCGTGTTAGAGTAGTGTTTGAGGTTATGGTTGTTGAATTGGGGCGTATATCCATAGACCGCCCACCAGCAGTCGAACCGTCGCCTATGAAAGTCATACCGCTTGTAGTATCTCTGAAAATTTGAGCACCATCTGGAGTAACAGATATTCTATTTGCTTGAGTATCCGTCAGCAAATTCTTAGCATCTGTTAGTGTCGGCATGGTAATTCCTCATTTCTCATTCTTACTTAAAGGGTCAGGTCGCCAAAAACAATAGATGTATAATTTCCTGTAACAGTTAAAGGCCCAATGTCTATCGTGGATTTAGAAGCAACATCAGTGCTGATTGTTCCCCACTTAGGAATACCATCAACAACCTTTAGTGCAGTATCATTATTACCTATTTTTGGTGGAAGTGTTGTGTAATTTTTTGGTGCGGAATGATATATTCCCCCACCTATCTCATAGAAGTCCCAGGAACCGGCAACAGTTGGCTTAGAATTGACCTTCAAGATATTGCCGTTGGTATTGTTTTGCGGCCTAAGAGAAGATTTGACTTCAAGGGAGTTACAAACAAGCGTTAGTCCATCAGTAATATATACATAGTTATTGGTGGATTGGTCGCCACCGATAATGAGGTTATGCCAATTTGCTGTAAAGTTAGAAGAACCATCACCAAAGTTAGTGTCGCCTGTGACAGGTAATCTTCGACCGCCGGAAGTAGCACGTATCTCCCAAGTGGTTTCTCCAGCATCAAATGATGCGTGGTTAATATCAAAGTCAGTCCTGACTATGTATTTCCAATTTCTGTTGTTAAGTGGGTCATTTAGTGCTAATGTAGCACCATCCATGACTAAAGAATCTATATCAACTGCTTCATAGTTAGGGTCTACTGTGGCTGTTGCAGCAACATACCCAACATTTAGTCGGGGAGTGCCTCCTGCAGTAGTCCCTATCAGTAAATCTGGATATATACCCTTTTCTAATTTGAATTGGCTATCTGCGTGTGCTTCTGCTTCAGTAGAATCAATATACCAATTAGGCCCACCAGGATTTGTATATTCAGCCAATTCCCCGAATGTTATCAATACGGGGTTTGAACTGCTGGTAACGAATTTGAAATTTTGATTAACCATATTCAATTTGCAGTTAAATTTGAATACTCCCGAAAATGTGACTGTAGTAGTGTTTATTTCTAATGTTCTTGCTGATTCTGTGGTTGCGTTGTAAAAACCGTAATCAACACCAGGAACAGCATTCTCTGTTGCTGGTAATTCGCAAATTATAGAACCTATGCTTGTGATAGTCCAGACACAGTCGCTGGTTGAATTACTATCGAAGTATGCTGTATCCCCCGCACCTGGAACTGATGCGCCTGTTGAACCACCGGAAGTGGTGCTCCAATTGGCTGTGCTGCTGCTTGCATTAGAAGCACTCCCACCAATCCAATATCTGTTAGCCATATCACTTCAGCCTCGTAGCAGTTTTACCTTCGGCATAAGCAGTTGAACCTGCTTCTGCTATGTTTGCTACAAGGTCGTCTGCTCTTTTCTTGAAAACATCTAATTGCGCTCGCAATCTAATGTCGTTCTCTCTTTGCTGTTCTGTGGGGACATACGTTGGGATTGTGTCTAATAAAACCGTTAGGCAATCAACGGCGACAAGAGCCTTCACCGCAGCATCTTTCTCTGCAGTAGATACTACGTATGCGCTCGAGTCGTTTAAGTAAAGACTGCCTCTGGCTATTTTGTTAATTTGTGCTTCTCTAACGCTTATGTATTCGGTTATTGTTCCCGAATTTAAGCCTTTAGGGAAGTTAAGCAAATCACGGATATTTTGCTCAGTTACTGCCATTCCAACCCTCCGGCACATCGAGCATGATTGCTTTACCTGGAACCTCGCTCATTCGCCGGACAACTGTTAGTTTCTTAGTCAAAATTAACTCTTCAGCCCATTTTGAGTTAGGAAGCCAATAAAGTTTAGAAGGCATGATTCCTGCCTGCTTCAGTTTGGGGTGTTGTCTATACATTCTAACAACCCAACCAGGGCCAGGTATCCAATGCTTTTTTCTGTGTTGCATAGCCTCAAGGGAAGCGTCTTCTGGAACGGGGATTCCCATAGCGTTCAATTCAGAAGCGAGAGAAGCCTTAGTGGGCTTCTTAGGTGCTGCCTTTTTCTTAGGTGCTGCCTTTTTCTTACTCGCTTTCTTCTTTTCCGCCATCTTTCTTCACCGTCTTTTTCGGAGTTGGCTTCTTATCAACCTTTGCTTCAGGTTGTGCTGCAACCCACTTAGCCATAGCAGACTTAGTGGGCTGCAGTCCCTCGGGCCAGATAGAAGGGATTGGTTTTCCCGCTGCCTTACAAAGAGCAGCGAGAAGAACCATTCTTCGTGCTTGGCCTATTCGAGCCATCTATAATCACCTTCAGGAGCGAACTCCGGTCAGCTTAACAATCCTGTTGTTTGTGCCGGATGACGCTCCATCTTGGTGTTCGTGGATTACAGTTCCCATGTAGCCTGTTAGTAGCCAATCGAAGCCGACACCAGGTAGTCTGGTTAATTCGGTTTCTTGGAAGCCTTCACCATTATATGTAAAGAATTCAGCGGTTTCCGAGCCAGGAATTAGAAGTAGTGCGTCGTTTCCGAGTGCGCTGCTTGAGCCGTAATCTCTGGTGTAAAGAATTGATACGTTAGCGATTCTTCGTAGGTGTTCGCCGAGGGATTCCACGACGTTTCCGTAAAGTGTTGTGTTTAGAATTGCACTTCTCTTATCGGCAGGTAGCACAAGGGATACTCCCTCGTCACCCGATACACGAGCGTTAGCAAAGAGTAAGTCCATCATTCCCAAAATGTCGCCTTCTTCGTCAGCGGAACCGCTACCGAATACAGCAGTAGCAGCAGCCGATTGACCAGCGCCACCGTGTAGTTTTGTTAGAATGTGGTTATCAATGAGGTCTGCGCGAGCGCGAACAATTCCCAACTGCTGTCGGTCAATGTTTTCAAAGGACTCACCGCGTAGGCGAACAGTATCGAGGAATACAACTCGACCCTGACCCTTCTCTAACTTGACGGTGTAGTTAGCAGTTCCAACCTTTGTTGGGTCAACGACTGCAGCGTCATCTATTGGGTAGGTAAATGTTCCATTCACGCCAGTATACCACTTGAATTCAAGCCAGGGGACTGAGCGAGTCCCTACAAGGTCTGTTGCGATTGCGATTGTGTTAGATTGCAACTGAATGAAATCTCTTAGTGTTTGCTCAAGGACTGCATCTGGTGGTGCAACAGGTCCGGTGGCAGCAAACCACGTGTTGTCGTTCTTAGTCAAAATTTGGTCTAATGTGTCGTTCATCTTAATCATCTCCAATCAGCAAGAAACTGGTATTAGGTCTCCTGTAGCAATAGCGGTTTCGTCGCCAAAGTAATATCCTACGAATACAGCGGAGTTGGATGAATCGTCATCCACATATCCATCTGTGTCGGAGGTTTGTGATACGTAAATCGGTAGTCCGAATTTAGGGGAAGCAATAGCCATGCTTCTTAGGTAGCAGATACCGTCAAGAGGCAGAATTGATACTGTTCCTGTTCCAGCCGCTTCAAGGGCTTGGTCAGCATCTCTGCTCGATTCTTGCATTGTGTAACCAATTGGTGTATCGGTTACTGAAGCGGTGGATTGGATACCGTTTGCGTGGTATTTTACCAATAAGCCGCTTTCTGCAAAAGTGTTCTGTATATCAACCACATGGGCTGGGTCATTTCCTGAGTATAGCATTTCTAAATCATCCTCCTATCTTTAAGTTCTCCGAAGGTCAAAGCCCTCATGTCGTCATCCTTCATGTGACTGTTCCATTGGTCAGCCCATAGGTTATATGCGACTTCATAAATCGCTTCTGGGGTTTCAACCTTTTCGCCGTTGAGGTAGTTTGCCACTACCGCACCTGAATTTGCTTGAGGGGCTTCTGTTGCTTCAACATCAGTTGATGCTTCAACAGGCTTCATCTCGACCGGAGTTGGCTCAGGGTGAGCGGCCTCCCAAGATGCAATTAGTCCTTCAAGAGTTTCAGTAGTCAGTTCTTCGTGTCCCTTCATACCGAGTTCGGTTGCCTTCTCCACAAGGGAAATTCGCTCTTCTTCAGCTGCTGCTGCTTCACGAGCATGGAACTCATCAACTGTTGCATTCGCAAGGATGAGTTGCGCCTTTAGGTCTTCCATTTCAGCATGAAGCGCACTGTTATCGCTTGCTTCAATCTCTATGTCGTCAGTCATAATAGTCACCGTTTGACGACCTGACGAAGTGCTCGTGCTACCTATAAACCCTGCGGTCTGCTTCACCCTTTCGACTTCTGTTATACGAGCCTTTGGATATGCTGGTTTATGCACTATGGCTAAGTGGTCTATATTGAATTGTGTTCCAAAAACCATGATATTTTTACCGTCTTCGCTGCTCTTAACGACTTCTGGCTTACCTGTTCCACCGATACTTACACCATACCCTTCTCTCAACCAAAGGCCTGATTCTAATGCTTCAAACAGTTCTGTTCTCACAACATCGGCTTCAAATCGAACCAACCAACCGTCATCGTCTTCATCCATGTGTGCCGATGTGACGTATCCAACAATTGCTTCTTCTACTCCACCATCCATGTTTCGTGAAAAACCAGACCCTACTTCATTTGTCTTAGGGTGTAATAATGTGAGGTCAGTCCCAACGAAGTTATCAACAACATTTTCAGCGCCCGCTCGAGTGAGCGACCATCGGTTCTTATTTACTCCTTCGTGGAATGCTATACCTTTGATTCTAATAACTGTTCTTCCGGTTGTTGCCTCAAGTATTGATTCCGCTTCTTCGATTTCTAAATCGAGTTCGACTGATACCTTTACACACATACCGTCTTTTTCTTCATAACCTTCTTTACAGCCAGAAGAAGCCTTTTTCTTTTCGTCGTCGTCATAATAACCTTCGACTTCAAAATCATGGCCTTCGTGTGCTTTCATGCACTCTTCGTTTGAATAACCCTTAGCCATACATCGGTCCATAAATTGCTTATGAGTTTCACCGTCATTTGGTGTTGGCGCAGCCGCTTCTGCTACTTCTTTTTTACAGTTTTCTTCATCCATACATTCACCTTCTTTACAGTCGCAGGGGGATTCTGAACCTTCGACTTTTGCTCCTGACCTCCATTGTCTGCAAGACCAATAACGGGCTTTCCATTTTGGGCCAGGACTACTGCAGTTATGTCTGCTTCGGAAAGATTTTCTCCTTTCGGGGTCGTCTCTTTTGATTTCCATGTTAGGGTCGCCAAATCTTACAAGAACGACATTACCCTTTTCGTTTTTGGTATAGACACCAAATTTTTTACTCTCTCCCGATGTTCGGAATGGTTTGTTAAGAGTTACTTTGCGACCTTGATATTCAGCCGCTTCAACTCCTTCTTCATCCCACTCTTCATAGGCTACTACTTCTCCCCCGCAACCGCAACCGCAACCCATATTTTTACCTCCTTTACTCCGTCTGCATTCCTCAAGAGATATATGAATGGTTTGATTTTAGACACTCCAATTTTGCAGAAACTCCCTTATTATTTCTATATCAACAAATTCGCAAGTTATACCAGAATAGTTATCTCCCACATCGAAGGCATCATAAGTATGTTGTGAAACAGACAAATTATATCCTTGTGGAGAGATAGAGTCATTAAACCAAACGTATAACCTTCTTTCTCCTGTATCATCAGTTATTTGTTTGTGTAGCACTTCACCGTGTAAATCGTAGCACTTATACGGGACTGCTGGTTCTTGAAAGGGGGAAAAGTGGTTATGTGCTGTCATAATCATTATAGCCAAAAGGACTGCTAATAAATTTCCTGTTCTTCCATCATCCCTTGAATCTTTGAACGTGTATGCTTCAACAATCATCACACACCTCAATTGCATACCAATTAACGGCTTGGCTATATTCATCGTCTAATTCAAATGTTGCGAACATATCATATTTACCTGAAGGTAGCCCCTCAGCGGACACATTCATATAATCCCAATTTTGATAATAAGTCTCGTATGTTAATTCAGGTTGTATTCCGGTCCAATTACCTGTGCTGTTTTCATAAACAGTCCAAATCACCGTCAGGTCTCGTGGTGCGTCATCACAGGATAAATCTGCATCCCAATGAAAAGTAATTGTAGTGTTGTAGTATTCAAAATATGCGTCATACATTTCGGGTTCGCAATCCTGAGTCCCGTTATCGGGTTCATCATCGGGGTCATCATCTTCGGGTTCGTCTGAACCATCGCGGCAATTTTTGTAACCGTCATTTACGAGAGAGGCTTCTATAACTGAACCGTCTCCGCAAGTAAAGTCATCTCCCATCTCCCAATCATCGTCAGTAACCCACTCATCATCACCTTGACCGTAAGGTGTAAAATCAAGAATACCTACTGCTTCAAGTCCAGGCATTAAAAGGGCTACAATAGACGCAAGAGTAATCATAAGTGAACGTATCTCTTGTGCTCTTTCATTTACTGTTTCAATAATTGACTCTACTTCTGCTTCCGACAATCCATTCACCTCTTACCACCGAAATACTCAACGGCATGACCTTCTTCTATCAATTTAGCATTTACATTTATTGAGCCGACCTTTAGTTCTCCTAAACATCTGCCAAATTTACCTACACCATGAGATTTCAAAACGACTGTTTTACCGCCTACCAACTGTTCGAGCCTTTCTTTAGCCGCAAGGCCTCGTATCTTTTCTTCTTTATCGCGTGTGCGAGATTCAGGTGCGTTTAACCCATGTAATCTAACACGAACACTGTAATGAACCTTGAATCCTAAATCAATCCGCGCATCCACCGTGTCGCCATCAACGACTCGCAAGATTTCTGCTTGATATTCCCACATTAGACAATCACTCCAAAGAAGCGAAGAACGGACACCCATATAAGGTGGCCGTCATATTGCACTCACTCACCATCCGTTATGATTTTACAATCTATACAATTTCCAAGTGTGCAAAAGGAGCAGAAAATACTGTTATTCATCAAGCATCAACTCCGTCTGTGAAACCTGTTTGAGTTTTTAGATTTAGATAACATAACTTTAGTAGGTTGTTTTGGTCTGCTTCATTTGTTACATCGAGGTTAAATTGGTAATTAAATCCACCCACAGGTGATTTATTCGCTGTATATTTTGACTCATCCACATAGACTAAACCACTGTATGTAATAACGAATGATTTATTCCCTTCTTCGTCATATATTTTGTTCATTACAAACTCTTTTATTACTGCGTGTGCAGTATTAAACGATACACCAATTCCTGTATCAAGACTAATTGTGAGAGCCATAATCATTCACCCTTTTTAGGCTTTTTACTTGTGATTTGGTAGGCTTCCATGTCGAGAACGTGTTGTTTTTCCATTTCTTCTAATTTCAAGTCATGGGTCATTCTCAACTCTTCCATTTTTCGTGTGTGGTTTTCTAATGCGTCATGCGAAGCAACGTCACCCGCCAATTGGTCAGGTAAAATTGCTATCTTAGCACCCTCTTTTCCTTTGAATAGGTCAAGAACCGATGTGATTATCAGTAGTGCAGGACCACCCAATAACCCAATTACGGTTAATTGACTATCTGTTATATCTCTTTCTTCAACGATTGAAAAGTATGATGCGATAGCGGCTATCATCACCCACATAATTACAACCATAAACCCAAATGCGAGCATTAGATACTCGTTGGGGTTGCCTAATTTCATCCTCGACATGATATTTTGGCTTGAGTTCGCCTGCTATAAACATTACATCATGTTTATTGCGCCTGCACCACCTACTGCAGCAACTCCAAACATCAATAGAAGGCGTTTTAGTAGGTCAAAACCTTGTTGTAGTAATTCGTTGGTTTGCTCATTTACTGCAACCATGCTTGCGTGTGAAGTCTTTAATTCAGTTAGCACCTCAGACATATTTTCAAGCACTTCTTCGTGCTTATCCAATCTATTCTCGAGTCTCTCTATTCTGAACTGTGTTATCTCTTCGTTGGTCGCCATCTTTTGTTGCCTCCATCTCAACGATTTCTCTTGCTTCGTTGAGGCTGAGAAGCCCTGCATTAAAGCCTTTGGTTGCGCGTTCCATCTTTTCGCTTGGAGATTCATCAACCAAATGGTTGAATACTAAGTGCGGAATATCGGACATAGTATGTGCAATACCCAGCATTTCTAAATGTTTTGAAAATAACTCCTTAGCGTGTGTAGCAACCACTACTTGAAGCCTCTTTATGCTTTGGAAAGACCAAATGTTAGCGTTGTATGTTGCAGCAAAGGTTGAGCCGCGCTCTTGACCCGCTGCTACTCGGGGGACTTGCATTACAGCACTTATGTCTGCATTTATACTATCTAAGAATCCGGTATTGTCGGGTATTGTGTTTGCTAAGTCTATGTGGTGCATTTCGACATAGTGAGGCAAAATTGGTATTTGGTCGCCACGCAGACTCCCTAATAGAGTCCCCACTTTGCTAATAATGTGTGAAAGTCTTTCTTGCTGTTCTCCTGGGTCTTGAATGTGTGCTGTAGCGTCTGAATGAATTGTTATGTATTGCTTTGTAAGGCTGTCTTCAAGGCTAATTCTATTATTTAGGGAGTTATACTTGGCTCTAATTGCTTGTTTTAGTGAACTGAATCTTGAACCACCCCAAACACCGTATGACTTTCTCCCCATAGTATCAGTAAACCAATTGCTACGGTAGTCTATTCTTAAATGCCAGATTTCATCGTTAGCCCATGCTTTCTGAGTATATTTTTGTTCTCTTAGGACATAGTAAGCAGGATTGATAATTGGGTTGGCTTCGTCTGCTACGAATGGGTATGTAGCACCGTCTGCTGTAAATCTTGAACGCTCATCAACGATTGTAATTTGCTTTACGGGGAGGTTTTGTATGTCTGTAATACCTTTACCCATAGTGCCTACAATTTTGTTAATGTCGTTCCCATAGACCATGAGGTTTCGCATGGCGTTAATCAATATATCATCGAAGTCTAATCTTTCTTCGACCAACTCTTTTATCGCCCTTCGTATTTTGCGATTTTTACCCTTAGTGTAGTCAATCATCCAATCATTCGCAGAAAGGCTTACTGCACGAACAGCACCGTTCAATTCGGGGTCTAACTTTAGCATATCATCGTAAAGGTCGAAGTCGTTATCGTAGTTAGCGTTGAGTTGGAATTGTTCAGTATCACTAACTAAGTCTTTTACGCCAGCGATAGCAGCCATCCCACCTTCAACCTTTGAACCCACTATGTTTAGGGTAGTCCCATCTTCTATTTCTTGTGTTGCTTCAACTTCAACATCTAAGGTCTTGTATTTCGTCATTTTACGGCAGCTCCATTTTGCTCGCATTTCTGCGTTAATTCTCCGTTTTCAGCTGGTGTGTTTAAGGGTTTCGTTTATTCTTTCAATTCTTTACTTTCTCGGATGAAGAAAATAAACGCAGCACTAAGGGGAATTTGTCTTAATTTTGTTTTTTCCATTAGGGCATAGTTAAGTAATTCCTTTCTAAAGGTCTTATGGGAAAAGAAAGAATTACAACAGACCGCAGCATTGCGACACATTATTTTTTTCGTGAGGCTGCATAAGAAATTAAAATAATTCATTTAAGAAAATCTTTAAGTAGGCTTCAGACTACCCTGTGTTAATGCGGAAGGAAAGGGCCATTGAATTAGTGCTCAAGCACGAAGAAGAACACAAAACGGATGCGAGTCTTGCGAGATTCCTATTTTCGGAATACGGAGAGAAGACTTTTGATGGGTGGAGATGTCTAATAAGCAGACATAGAGTCGAAAATAAGGAAAATCAAAATACATACGACTCCAAAAACGATATTTACTACACTTATCTGAAAACTGCAAGCAGATTAGTAGCAGTTAGCGGCGAAGTCCATCGAGGAATGATGCTTGATTATTCGGATAGTATAGGAAATGGTCTTACAGCGGCAGAAGTGTGTGCAAAACACGACTTCCCCACTCCCTGGTTTGGAGAATACCGTAGCATTCATGGTTGGAGTCATTCAATGCTACCTATAACTGAAGAGGAATTAGAAAATAGCACAGAAGAAGAGTTAATTGAATTGATGTTCAAGAAAAAGTCGTCTGTAACTCAAAAATTTGAATTGGAAAGTCAGAAAAGGGACAAGCAAGACGCTGAAAAGTGGAGAAATCTTCAAAATTCGATTCTAAAGCATATAAATACGCTTAAAGTGTCTAACAAAACACCAAAACCTGCTTTGAAGGCTAACAAAAACAAGAGGGACTACGCTTTAGTGGTTTCTCCTACTGATTTTCACTATGGAATGTTCGGTTGGGAAGATGAAACCGGAGAACCTTACAATTTACAAGAGGCTGAAACCCGTTTAATGGAAAAAACCGAAAGATTGGTTGAAATGCTCACACATAAACCAGATAAGGTGATTGCTACTGTCGGTTCTGATTGGTTTCACGTTGATAATCACTTAGGGACTACTACTAAAGGCACTACACAAGACATGGCAGGGACTCCAGCACAAATTTTGATGGGTGGGTTCGACCTCGCTCGCAGACACATAGAATTATTGCGTTGTATAGCACCTGTTGAACTCATTTGTATGCCTGGAAATCACGATAGACATTCCACCTTAGCCCTAATGATGTATCTCCAAGCAGCATTCAACCATTGTGACGATGTTTCTGTGATTGTTGATGCAAAACCACGCCAATACTGCTACTACGGCAGCACATTGATAGGATTTACGCATGGTGACGGAAAATCGCTTAGAACACTTCCTCAAATCATGGCTACAGAACAAAGAAAGGAATGGGGGGAACACCGATACCACATTTGGTTTCACGGACACCTTCACCACAGAAAGTCTGAAGAAAGAGGCGGTTGTATGATTATCCAAATGCCGAGCCTATCAGGTGAAGACCGTTGGCACTCATTAAATGGTTATGTGACTAATTCTGCTGGTCTTGCAGCATATATCATTGATAAGGAAGAAGGTTTAGTATCTTCACTGTTCGCTCCGGTGGCTTAAATGTTTGAAAGTAGCGTAAGGTGTAAAGAGTGTGGCTGGTATGCTAAAAGAATGCTACGAGAGAAAGTGCTAAAAGGAGAATGCCCCCACTGTGGAGCATACAAAGGGTTGAAGCCATGCTAACCGGATTTAATTTAGAGCGCTCAAAGAGAGACATTCGTTTTTTCTATGAGTGGTGCGGCTATACGTGGGGCGACCACATAGGCGAATGGATGGATATGTTCGGCGATAGAAAAGGTGCTGAAGTGCATCGTGTTTGTATTATTGCACCTCGTGACCACTCAAAATCAACAACTCTTAGAATGAAGATACTTCACCACGTTTTATTCGATAAGTGGCGTGATAAGCCCTTTACAGTTTGGTTATTTTCAGCATCTAAGGATTTGGCTGCAAGAAGGCTCGAAGAAATGAAAGAGGACTTGAAGCGACATGAAGAATTGCGTAAATTCTTGCATCCCCGTCTTGGGACTAAATTAGAATTGAGGCTTACAAATGGTGCTGTAGTTAGAGCGACGGGTGTTGGTGCTGCTATTCGTGGTGAGCACCCCGCTGCAATTATTCTTGATGACGTATTAGACGACATGGGCGATATGAACCACGAGGGAATCAGACATTGGTTTAGAAAGAAAGTGACCCCGATGCTATCCCCCCAAACCAGCATTTATTGTGTTGGAACACCAATGAGCCTAAATGACCTATACCACACCGAAATGTTGGAAAATAAAACATGGAAATCGGGAACATGGTCTGCTTTGCCTAATTGGGAAGAGCATAGGTCAGACCCATCTGTGGAATTAAAATGTTTGTGGCCTGAATACAGGCCCTTGAATTTCTTGCTTGAACAAAAAGAGGCTATGGGTGAATTGGCTTTTGTGCAGGAATATTTGTGTAAGGTGGTTGATGATGAATCTGCTGTCTATAAACGTGAGCACTTGCGTAAAAATATGGATATGGAAAAAACAATTGCTTGGGATTCACAAGAAGGGGGGAAGTATGTTATTGGTTTTGACCCAGCGCAAGGTTTAGGTCGTGACTATTCGGTTA